ACCCGATAAAAGGTGCTTTGCTGGAACACAACCGGACCCGGCTCGGTCTACACAATGCAATCAGGGGTGCATACCGGATCGGGAGTATGAGGAACATCGGCCACCTTGCTAAAAGCCACGCAATTCGCCGGGGAAGGGCTCGGATCGGTGCAACTCGACGGGGAGCTATAAGCCCCATAGGTGACGGTCACTCCATCCGTGTTGGCGTCCCAATACAGCGGCAAGCCAAATTCGTGATCCTCGGCCTGACCGTGGGCGATCCCTCCCACCAGGAAGAGAAAGAGTAGGAACCAATAAATTCGCAGTACTTCTTTCATACCGTTCCTCCTGGGCCAGCTGGCCGTGTCTGTGTGCCCGTTCCGGTGGGTGGCGGTGCTGGCGGTTGTATTTCCTTCTTGATCAGTTGAACGAGGCCGACAATCCCGGCGCCAACGACACCGATCTGAAGCCACAGTTCAGGGGATAGAAAGATCCCCGCAGCCGTGAGAATGGTCGCAATCCCTTGGTAGCTGCTTGGCTCCTTCAGCCTCGCAGCAATCCACTTCAGAAGTCCTTCCATGATTTACCTCCTTTTTGGTGGTTAATCTTTGTCTGGTTCTATTTTCTCTAGATCGTCAAGCCTTTTCGCAAAATCTTCCGTCGCTTTCTCGATTATCGTATCTATTGTTTCCCTCATTCCTTCAAGGACTCCCAATTTCTCAAGGGGAACTGAGGACCTTTGCTTCACCCAGAGGTTCGTCGCAAAAGTTCTGTCCCGGATCCGGACCAGTATCTTTTCGGAGATCTCCGCGATACGTCCGTTGAAATCGCCTCCAAGCAGCGTCAGCAACAGACCCATGTTCGATGCGGCCCATCCTGCGCACTCTGAGGGTAGCACGTTGGCCCTCATCCATTGGTGCAAGAGGCAGATGGCCCGATCCTTGCTCTCCAGGTCCCTCGCCACGCCTTCCAGGACTTTAAGGGATTCTTCCATGTGGGGACTCGCTTCTTTGAGAGCCTTGGCAGTCTTATCTGCCTTCTCTTGACCTCCTCCAGTGGCCCCGCTCCAGACCTGTTCGGCAATGTTTGTCACGATCTCCACATCTGTTTTCTTTTCGTTGGCCGTGTAGCAGACCACGCCGGCCAGCAGCCAAGCCAAAAAATCAATGGCCGATTCGTAATCTTCCTTGTAGAGCCGGTTGGTGATGAAGAACAGCTGGATTCCGAACCTCTCCGTCTTCCACTCCCGGTGAAGGACCATGAACCTTTCCATGGATTCAATGCCCAACTGCAGCGACTTGGGCTCCGCGCACAGGATCACGCTCCGGTCCCCCATCATTCGCTGGAGGATTTCTTCCGGAATCGGACCACCTCCTGCCGTACTCATAATCGAGGCCAGGGCCTTCGTGGATATGTCTTTTTTCGGAAGGGCGATCACTGGCGGTAGGCCTGCCACACGGTAGGACCTGGGCGGGTGAAGCATCAATTTGGATAATGCGCTTATGATCGCTGCGACAGGTAGGAAATCAACGAGCAGAAGGAGCCAATGGTCCTTTGAATCCAGGAGAGTGAACAGCTCATCCAGGTCGTCGCTTGGAAGAAGGTCTTTCAGATTCATAGTACAGGCGTCTGTACTGAGGATCGGGCCGAGCGTCCGGACACATAACGCCCGACCCGAAAGCACCTGGTTGCTACCACGACATTATACCCGGTCGTGACGATCGTCAAATCTGTGGATGAGCGTATCGGACGAGATAACGTCCTTGAGATCGTCTGCCATCGTTTCCTCTGTGGTCCCATAAAACACCACTATCTGCTTCAGATCCGTGAGTTCTGTGTGTTGGATGCCGACCGCTGGAGTAATCATTTCGTCCAGGTTGATCTTGATGGGTTTGCCTTCCTTGAGCAGTTCGACATTTCGTTCCGAGAGACCTATCCCGAGCATGTTACCGCTCTCCATTTTCGCCAGGAACTTAATCATTGGCCATTTCCCTTCCGAGCTGCTTACCCTTTTCCAAAATTTCTTCCGCTGGCGGCAAATCGTCAGCCGAGGTCACTTTGCCGAGTATGTAATGCTCACAGTCGAACAGCTCGTGGACCCGGATCATGGTTTCCACACCGTTGTATCCACAGTAGTACCCCAGGTTCATCTTCTCAATGCGCTCCGCTTCCTCTCGGCTGTTGTCGAAATACTTGACGCTTCTTTCGATGAGAGCTTCCAGATACTCCTTGGCCTCTTCGGGATCGGTTATCTCCATGGCAGGGTCGTAGCATTGTTCGATCGTCATTTTCTCGGGTAAAATCATTGTCTAGTCTCCTCCTTAATCGAGCACCAGGGCTTCGCCTTCATGATTTCCAGGTATCGCTCAAGCCCACCATTGATCCTGGTAAAATCGGGTTTCGTTCCGTTCTTCGCAGCGACGAATGCCGCCAGCACATGAAGTCTCTCTATGGATTCTTCTTCTTCCTCTGTGGTGGTAAAAGTGTAGAAGCTCCTTTCGTCCTCAGTACGGGACAACCAGGGATCTTCATGTTCTGAATCGTGGTAACGAAAGCGGTATTCGCCTTGAATTTCCTCATCCTCTTTCGTTTTTCTCCAGATTGTGCACATCCAGTCGAACGGTCGTTCATCGTTCGCATTGGCCGGGATCATCCAGGTTGCAATCACATAGCTGTTATCGTCGAGGGTCATTAGACTTTCGTCTGCTCAATCTCGATCTTGTCTATCGCGCTCTCGATATAGCGCAGAGTGAGCGCGTTCGGGCGGTTGACTTTCTGGGCAGCATAGCGATAGAGAGTCGTGTGCGACGGTCCCTCTATGCCCATGACGCGGTGCATTTCCCGGCACATGCGCTCCCAACTCCATTTGGTCCTTTTGTGCAGCTTCAGCAGCCTTTTAGTGATTTTCACCCATATTCTCCCTGTATATCACCCGTAATTTACCCGTTTTACCCATATTTGCCAGGAAAGGCCGAATTATCACAATTATGTGATATTCCCCTCAGCTAAGCGGTCTAACATTCCCCTACGAGGCTGGCAGCTAACATTCCCGCATTAGGAAAATTCTAACATTCCCCCTTACCAGGAGACCGTAAACAGCTGCTTGCCCTGGTGTTCCACCAAGAAAGCCTCTACGTCGTCCTTCCTGGCAAGACTGTAAGACGTTTTATTTTTCATGCTGAAAGCAGCCAGGATCTTTTTCGTCAATTCTTCCGTGAGCTCCGGGAGTTCCTCACCAATCAACTCGTGGATCTCGGCCACTGTGTTGGGAACGAAGGTGTCCCTGTCCTCGAACACGGCCGCTTTCAACCAGGAGACCTCCCCGATCCAGATATCCGGTGTCTCGGATATCTTCGAAAACTTGTCTAGTCCGCTGCCCTGGCCTATGGTTCTGGGATTGAAGTACTTCGATCCCAATGTGTTCGAATTGAAAGAAGCCAGGTCCGCTTCCTCGATCCCCTCCAAGACGTGAATGTGTAAATCGGCTCCCATTAATGCTCCTCTCTCCCTTTGGAATCAATCTGGACCCTGATCACTTCTTTGCTGCATTTGGCGCAAGCGATCACCAGATAATTTTCTCCGTACTTGAAGCTGACAGCCAGGCCAGCGTACTTGTGGCAGAACGCATGGAGATACAGAGGCCCGCTGCCATGATCTTCATGGGTACACCCAGGTTCATTACACCCCTTGGCTGCTGCGTCCTCAAGATCTTCTAGGTGAAAAGCAGGTTTCATTTCCTCTCCACTGGACCTCCGCAGTAGCGGCAATCGTGTGGTTGGCCATGATCGTCAAGGTGAAAGATGCACATACCCACAGGGCTTTTCTCGCACGTCCAGAACGTCGATACTTGATAGCTGAGAAAGTGATAGTCATCCACAACTATTTTCACTAAATCTTCAATATCGACCCACAACATTTCTCTTTCCCGTTGCATTTGCAGGATTGATACGGCCATGTCGTTTGCTTGTGTTGGTTGGGTCACTCTTCTTCGGTTTCCTCCTCCTCATCCACTTCTACAGCATCCCCCCCCTGGTAAGTCACAATCCCTCGCTCCAGGTTCTTGTTCAACCGCTCGAGCTGGAGGATCTGTTCCACCATCAACTCATTCCTTGTCCCACCACCGCCCTTATCCACCAAGAGATTCAATCTGTCCTTCAATTTCATGTTGCCCTCCTTACGGGTCAATTACTTCGAGCTTGTCCGGATCCCCCGTCATTGGGCGACCCCACCCGTCATAGTACCCCTCCTTGGTGAAAAAATATTCGGTTCCGTTGGCACATTTGATCTTGTCCAGGTTCTTTCCCTCCGTCACTTCCACTGGCAATTCCAGTCGAATCTTCTTGCACTTCCCATCCTCATACACGACAACGAGGAACATTATTCGTCCCGCCTGTAGTCGGCTGTCTTGATGATTTTCGCGGCCTTGATCAGTTCGTCTGGATAGAAGCGGCCGAGGAGTTTATCCTTGTCGCGGTTTCCCTTCAGGCGTCGCCAGATCCCGACGATGGGAGAGAGTCCGTTGTGGGCTAACTCCCCGACAATGTAGCACTCCTCACTCTCGTCGATCACTTCTCCTTCCGCGTCCGCTGCGGAGATCATGATCTCTGATATTTCAAGCATTTAAATATCTCCAATCCGCATTTTAATATCCGATTTCGGCGTTTTAATATCAGGCGCAGGACACCACACGCCGGCGCTCGACAGAACCAGCAGAAGGAACCACAGGAGCAGAGTGATGTTGATTCTCATTCGTGAGGTCCTGTCGGGTTCTCCGTCTGCTCGTAGGACCACTTCAGAAATGCGTCCAGGCTGCACTCCGAAGGAAGCCCCCCGGTCTTGGTGATCCAGTCAGCCAGAAGTTCATCCAGCCTCCTGTGTAGATACTCGTGCCTTTTTTTGTGGGATTCCAGGTCTGTGACGGGTAAGTATTCCATTTTCCCTATCCTGGGCTAATCAAGCAGGTTCTAACACTCGCCCTCGTACAAGATCTAACATTCCCAATCTGGCGGAGGGTGAGGGACTCGAACCCCCACGCGCTTTCGCGCTACTGGTTTTCAAGACCAGGCCCCGCCCCTCTGGGGTCAAACCCTCCTCAATAAACGTACTTCATTTCCTCGAACTGCTCGAAGATCACCCGCGCAATCTTCTCGGGCAGCTTCGTTCCGTTGTCCAGAGTCAATTTCTCATCGTGCGATATCGACTGTCCCGGGACCGCTGCGACGTATGCCCCCCAGGTCCCTTCAATCCTTGTCCGAGCTACCACCATCACGTTCGGTGACAAGCTGTACCTCGCTATCGTCGGACTCCATTTCTGTTCCTCAGTCTGTTCGCTCATTCTCCCTCCAAATCTGTGCTGTGTCCCCGGTATGAAGCTCGCTAACACCCCCCCCTCAATGTGGGCGGGGCCGGGGCGATTCAATGGGGAATGTTAGAGCGGAGACATTGGGGGGGGGGGGGGTAGCGGGCTTCATACCGGGG